AACATCATATCGTTGGGAGGAGGCACCAAACCGCCTGAAGATGCTGACTATATCGACGTTACACCCGAAGCAGCACCGGTCCAAAAGCTATCATATAAAGACAAGCGTAGAGGGATGAAGCTAGAAGAGTAATTTAAAGAAGTAACCCCCTTAAAAGAGGAATATCGGAGGTGTACACCCCCTTGAGAGGAAATCGAGATGGGTTTAATATCCCTCCACAGTAATTTTTGTTATCAATTTTATTTTTTTGCTTACATTTGTATAAATTAAACATTTAGTATGGAGTTATTAAAAAAGCAACAGTACGCAGTTTACTACCTAAACGATTCGGAAACCACCGAGCTTCTCTATGGCGGAGGGGCTGGTGGTTGTTAACCCCCTAGTAGCAATATTAGGGGGTAAAGAATGGAGGAAAATCAGCATTGGGTGTGTTGTGGTTAATGGAGCAATGTCAGAAATACCCAAAGACGAGGTGGTTAATGGGTAGGGCGAAGTTGAAGGCATTGAAGGAGACTACATTGAATACATTTTTTCAGTTGAGCAGTGATTTAGGGTTGGCTAATCAGTACAAATACAATAGTCAGACTAATGTTATAACTTGGTTGAATGGTAGTGAGATATTATTGAAGGATTTATTTCTATATCCGAGTGACCCTAATTTTGACAGTTTGGGGTCTTTGGAGATAACGGGTGCGTTTGTAGATGAGTGCAATCAGTGTACGGAGAAGGCAGTACAGATAGTAAAGAGTAGGATAAGGTATAAATTGAGGGAGTATAAGTTGATACCTAAGATGTTGATGACTTGTAATCCTGCTAAGAATTGGACGTATTCAAACTTTTACAATCCGAGTTTGAGTAATAGTTTGCCAAAGTACAGGAAGTTCATACAGGCTTTACCAACTGACAATCCGCATTTGCACGAGAGTTATGTAGAGACTTTGAAGAGTTTAGATACAGCGAGTAGGAAGAGGTTATTAGAAGGAGATTGGAATTTTGATGACAATCCTTATGCTATGTTTGACTATGAGAATATCTTGGGGATGTTTACAAGTGAGTGGGTTAAGCCAACTGAGGACAGATATATCACTGCGGATATTGCTTATACAGGTTCGGATAAGTTTGTAATAGTGATATGGGCTGGGATGGTAGCAATAAAGATAATCGCTATTGACAAGATAGACGATACAATGATAAGCAAGAAGTTGAATGATTTGAGGATAGAGCATAGAGTGCCAATTAAGAATGTGATTTATGATAGTGATGGATTGCAGACGTTTACTAGGTTTAGTAGTAAGTTTGGGGTATTGAGTGGTGCTGTAGGTTTCAAGAACAATGGCAGAGCGATTAAGGTATCAGGGAAAACAGAGAACTATAAGAATTTGAAAGCACAATGTTATTTTTACTTTGCGGATTTGGTAAAGGATGGCAAGGTATTTATACAGGATAAAGTTTATTCAAAACAAATAATTGAGGAGTTTGAGCAAATAAATAGAAAACCGTTGGATGATGATGGGTACTTGGCGATAGAGAGGAAAGTAGATTTGAAAGAGAGGTTGAAACGAAGTCCTGACTTTGCTGATGCGATAATGATGAGGGCTTATGTGGAGATAAAAGGGAAGCATAAACCAAGAATTTTATGGTAAAAACAATTTATATAAAAAAATTTATTACATTTGTAGATAAAAACATTCAAAACAATGATTTTCAAGAGCGACCAAGAAGCGATAGACGTTATTAAAACACACGAAAGAGTTTGTAAAGATTTTTTAGAAATGCGTGAATACTCTAAGGAGTTGAGAGCATTAGTGAATGGGGAGGACTTTATAGAGGAGTTGATTGAGAAGATTGAAATCATTGAAAGTGAGAAGAAGGCATTAGCTAGAAGGAAGTATTCTAGGGATATAAAAGATGTGTTCAGTAGGTTGTTTCAACCGATAGATAATATCTATTACGCAACAGGAGGGGTTAAGGATTATGATATTAACCCGACTATCAAGGAAGCATTTATAAAAAAGATTGCAAGTATTCGTGATGGGAAGCCATTGGCTGAATGGGTGCAACACAAGGCTATTGAATTATTTAACACAGACCCTAATGGGTTGATATTTTTGGAATACACTACAACTCCAAAGTTAGACGTTTACCCAACTTATAAGAGTATAAACAGTATAAGGCATTACGAGAGTAAAGGTCAAATGGTGGAATATGTACTGTTTGAGCCAAAGCAGTTGCCAAGTGGCAGTAAGTTATTATGGAGAATAGTCGATGATGTGATGGATAGAACGTTCTTGCAAGAGGGCGGACAATTTACATTGGTAAAAGATTTGAGTTTTGCGCATCCATTTGGGGAAGTCCCTGCTGTGATATGTAGTAATTTATCGTATGTAGGTGAGGATGAAAAGGTAGCTGCTATTGATAGTGTTATTGGAATAGCAAAGGAATTGGCACAGAATCAGAGCATATTGACACTTTATAAGATATTTAGAGGAATGCCATTGTTTTGGAAAGTGGTGCAATTTTGCGGTGATTGTCAAGGAAGTGGTAAAACAGGAGATGAAGTTTGTGGCACTTGCAATGGACACGGTAAATATGTAGGGAAGAATGACGTAACGGATGTTATAGAAGTACCATTACCAGAGGGAGACGAAAAGTTATTGGTAGGAGATAACATTGGAGGATATTTAGCACCTGAATTAAGCACTTGGACACAGTTCAATGATGAGTTGTTGATATTGGAAGAAAAAATGTACAAATCACATTGGGGTACGAGTTTTGGGATTAGAACCAACAACAATGTGGAGAAAACAGCAACAGAGATATTATTTGACAAACAGCCATTTGAGAATCAACTAAACAAATATGCTGATTTTGCGGAGTATATCGAGTGGAAATTATCAGAGTGGATATTGAACTTGTATGATACGGGCAAGGATAAGTTCGAGAGTATGATTACCATCAACTTAGGAAGAAGGTATATCATTGAAAGTTATGACGTGTTGTTGGAACGATATGAGATGGCAGTTAAGTCGAGTTGTAACAGTATTATCTTGGACAAATTGTTTGAAGAATATTTGTGGAGCAAGTTTAGAAACAACCCTATTGACTTGCAGATAAGTTTGGCTAAGGCTAAATGTGAACCCTATTTACACAGTACAGTAGCACAAGTGTTGGAGGTGTTTGGGAACGAAGAAGCACAAAGAAAGATATTGTTTCAAAAATATTGGATAGGAGTGACTAATTATTTAGACACTGAAAAGATTAAAAAAGAATTTGACGTATGGTTTGAAGCGAATAAGGTAACATTGCCAGAACTAAAGGAAGTAGTAACTAATTAAATAAATATATATTATGAATCAAGTAGGAGTATTTCGTCTTTTTAAACTAGGGCGATTAAGCGGAGAGAATTTTGATCCGACAATTAAGGTGTTGGAGCGTGATTTGCACGTAGTACATCACGAGTATGCAGAGAAAATCAATGCACAATCAAACATTAATGGATTGTTGTATGAGGAAGATGTAAAAGCTACAAAACTGTATTGGGAGAAAAAACCATACAAAACAGTTAAGGAGTATGTTGCATTTGAAGAGGTTAAAGACGTTGAAATGACAACATCGTCTGAAATTGAGAAATTAAGAGGTGAGTATTTGGAATTAAGTGGTAAAAAGGCTCATCACTTGTGGAAAGAAGAGAAATTAATCGAATTAATTGACGAACTTAAAAAGTAAATTATGGCATTAGAAAATGTATTAGAGATTGAAAAAGCTCTAGGGATTGAAGGCGGTACGCTAACGGAAATGATTACAAGTGAAGAGAAACATAAAATTGATTTATCAGAGTTGTTGATAGAAAAAAAATCAATTTATGATGAAAGATTAGAGAACATCAAGAAAGAAACTGCAAAAACAGCACTTGAAATGGCTGTAAAAGAGCAGAGAAACGTATTAGGATTGGAGTTTACAGGAAAAACAATGGAGAACCTGGTGAATGCAATCAAAGCAAAGACTGAAAGCGATAGTAAAATTGAGCCAGAGGAGAAATACAAGTCGTTAAAGACCGATTTTGAGAAATTACAGGGTAATTTAGTAGAAAAAGAAAACGAATTTAACGCATTCAAGACAAACATTGAAAAACAAAACCTACTTTCAGAAATTAAAAACGATTTCACGAAACACATTCCAGACAATACACTTGTTTCAAAATCTACCATTTTTACCGAAGCTAAGGAAAAAGGATTTTCTTTTGAAAGGGAAGAAGGAAAGACCATTGTAAAACAAAACGGAGAGGTGTTGAAGGACGAAAAAACCTTATCTCCTATTGACATTGCAAGTTGGGTAACAAACTTTGCAACACCATATTTAGCAAAAGTAGAGGGGGGAAGTGGTAAAGGAGATGATGCCAAGCAGTATAAACAAGGTTCTTTTGAAAGTTTTGAAAAAGAGGCCATCAAAAACGGATGGAATGATTCTCAAAAAAATACAGAGATGTCTAAGAGAATAAAAGATGGAACTTTAAAAGTATAATAAAAATATAAAAAAGCATTGTTTTAAAAGCAATGCTTTTTTATATATGAATCCAAATTTTATTTTTTAAAACACTATAAATTAATGTTGAACTAACATTATATTTTCTTGCTAATTCAGCACCTCTTAAAGTACTATTTCTTATCTCTAAAACATCTTTTTCGTTAAGTTTACTTGATGGATTTGTTATTCCTTTTTGTCCAAGTTTATATCCTTTTTTTAGCCCAGTATTATAAGAATGATTAATATTTTCTTTACTTGTATTCCATTCTAAATTTTCAACCCTATTATCAGTTTTAATCCCGTTTTTATGATTAACCTGTGGTTTTTCTTCTAAATTATCAATAAATGCAATAGCTACAAGTCTATGAATAGAATATGTATGTTTTATTGAGTTTAGTCTTAAAATTATTTTCAAATAACCAGCTTGTCCTTTTGTCATTTTCATTAATTTTTCTTTTCCGCTTTTTTGAAAACTCATACTTTTTACATTTCCAAGATTGCTTATTTGATAAATGCCTTCATACTTAACAATATCTTTCCAAACTTCCATAATATATAATTAAAAACCCGATTAAAAAGAGGTACGACGCTCTAAATAATCGGGAATTGTAATAAATTTTAATAGTGGTCGTACTCACTAATACAAATATACAAAAAATATATTATCTTTACATAAAAAATATGAAATATATATTTATAGCGATAGAATGGTTTTTTAATTTATTTCTACGTAAAAAAGCGGAAAAGGTAAAACAAGAGGCTTTTTTAGAACGACAAAAAGAGATATTGAAGTATGCTAAAATCAAGGAAGCAAACCAAAAATATCTATCTAAATATTCGGGGAGAAAAAAATACGTAAAAGCACCAACTGAATAAATAAAAGAAACCTATAAATTATTTTTATAGGTTTTTTCTTTTTGTATAGATTTTATTTATATATTTGTAGAGAATTGCGGTAATGTTAATTCGGATAAAGGCGGTATAGCCAAATAATTTAAACGAATTTTTAACATAAAAACAAAAAAGCAATGGCAAATATGACCACCGCAAATTTGGTAAAAGCACAAGCAAAACTTATTGCTGCTTTCCAATCCTCTGAACTTAGATTCAGATTTCCAGCCACTTACTTGGCTTTAAGAGGAATGTCTCCTATTATGTTTCCTAATTACGATGTTTTAAGAACACGTGAGGACAGAACAGTTGAGACTAATTACGCTACTAGAGCAACACGTGCTTTAGGAGGTGCAAGAACACACAACCACACAGGGGTTAAACAAGACAGCGCAGTACTTACTCCAACTTGGACTACTTACAGCGACAAATTCAATATGTCTTTGAAACAGTCTGACATTTCTATTTATGATGCTCAAGAGCAAATGAATTTAGAAGTACAAAACATCATTTCCAACTTTATGGAAGGATATGAAACTGCTGCAACTGCTTATTTATTTGCAAACCGTTCAGGTGCTAACTTGGCAACTGCCGAAGGCACTTTTGATGCAGTAGATGATGTATTTGAAATTGCCGAGGCAAAAGAAACAAGAGCTATTCAAATCACTAAAATTGCATTGGATGCTAATAAATATCCATCAGGATGCACTATTTTCTGTGATAGTATCGCATTTGCTAAATTTGAGTATCAAGCTGCACAAGGAGCGTCTAACAGCACTAACCTTTCATTCCAATTTAATGGTGTAACATTTGTTCACTCTGTTGAATTAGGTGCATTAGCCGCAGCGTTAGTTTCTGCTTATGCTAAAGGCTTCTGGATTGTAGTTCCAACAGGAACAGTAGCAACTTTACCTTGGATTCCTATTCAAAACAGAAGAGGATTTACAGGAGCTGCTCCATTGGCAACTTATACTAATATTTTGAACCCTGTGGATGGCGAAGTTTACGCAATGCACTACTATTCAACAAGTGCTGACGATAGCGCAAACAATGGTTATACACAAGACGTAGTTACACAATATGAAGTATCGCAAGATTTATCATTTGTGAAAGCACCATTAAGCGTAGCCAACACTACTCCAATTTTAGCTTTTGCAATAGTATAATGTTTGTAGCAAACAAAATAGCGGATGAATTATTAGGAATTGTAGGTTTCAGACAACCTTACAATCCTATCTATGCTTTATTGGATGCAGACAACATTTTAAGTACATCAGGGTTGTTTATAAACGACAACCCTTATGCAAAAATTGAGTTTATAAAAGACAATCAGGATTATAAGGATATTGACGTATTGGATTTTAATTTGCTGTTGAAAAATATGCAGAAATCAAGTATTGTTAGTGTTTGCAGTCAAGTTTTTAATGAGTTTGATTTTATTGACAGAGGGTTAGTGTATAAAAACGCTTCAAATAAAACGGAAGTAGAAACATTGCCAGATGGTTTTGTTGGATATAAAATACAGGTTTCAAATGCTAAAAACACGGCTTTCTCTATTAATAGAGTAATCCTTGATTTTAACGAAACAGGTACTTTTACGTTACTCTTATTCAACACAGGGAAGAAAGGTGCATTACAGAGCAAACTGATAACAATCGCATCCGATAATCAAGTAGAAGAACTAAACTGGGTGCTGGACAATACCGGCACAACTTACAAAGGAGACTACTATATTGGATATGTATCAACAGGGATTGCGGTAAAGCCTTTTAAAAGAGAATGGAACAATGCTAGTGTAATGAGCAGTTTTAAAGAATTGTGTTTAGAAAAAGTGTTTGTGAAAAATTATACAGGAAATCAACTGTTTGATTTATCGCTAATAGAAGGACTATCACAAGACACGGGGTTGAATTTGGACTTATCGATTTATGACGATTATACAGATTTTATCCTAAACAATAAAATGTTGTTTGCAAAAGCAATAAGTTTAGAGTTCACAATTCGATGCTTACAAATGTATGTTTCATCAATTAGAAGTAATTTCAAGGAAACAAAATCCCAAGAGCTTTATCAAAAAATAATGATAGAGATTGAGGGAACAAAAGGAAGTGATAGTTTAATATCTGTAACGGGATTAAGAGAACAAGCACTTGGAGAAATCTCACAATTAAAGCAAGAGGTTAAGAAATTAAAAGTAGGTTTTACAAAATCAAGACAATTTTTAACTTACACATTGCAATAAAAAATGAATCTAATAAAAACAAACCCAGTAGGAATTGACGTTGTTATAGACAATATCCAGCGAAAAATCTATGAATTAAAAGATTTATGGGAAGTTGAATTAGATGGTTATCCAAGATGTCAAATTTTAGTTCGAGAAGGAAAAAAAACTATTGAAGCCTATTTAGGAGATAATGAGTATAGTGGTTCTTTAATTTTTGCAGAGGAAAACAAGTTTTTCATATTAGCTGGAGAATCAATAGAACACATTAGTAATACCTACTACAAAACAACTATTGAAGTTTATTTTATGTTAAATTTGGATGAAGTTTATCCAAGTATAGACCATAGAGCAGATGAAGAAGTTAGAGTTGATGTTTTGAATGTTTTAAACACTATTCCAGGCATTAATGTATCGACAGTAGAGCATAATTCAGATAAAGTGTTTGCAAGGTTTAACAGTAGAATCAGTCAAAACTATGAGCACGAAAGTACGGACGATATGCAACCGTATCATTATTTTAAAGTATTGATTGATATTTTAGAATATGATATAAATCAAACAAGTTGTTATTAATTTTTAAAAACGAAATATTATGGTATTAATAAATCAAAAAGACTGCTTAGTAAGCAGAAAGAATTTAGGGCTTTCAGACTGTATCATCCAAGAGGGTAGATTAACAGGTTTTATGATTGTACCTAAAGGTTGGGCGATAGACTTGACCGCAGATACCTTTGATTTAGCTTATGTGAATGAGCAAATTCAAGATGGTAACTTTGTTCCCGTATTGGGAGCTATTGAAGCTACCAACGGTACGCCAGAAGCCACAACAGAAGAGTATCAAGGAGGTGTTAAATCAGTAGTTCGTAATGGACTTCCTGAATACAGTTTCAAATACTTAAAAGGTGGATGGAAATTTGCAAGTGCTTTATACACTTACAATTCATTCCAAGCATTTGACCTATTGTTTGTATTCTCTAGTGGAGCAATCGCAGGAGCAACAAACGGAACTACATTTAGTGGTTTTGAATTAGGAATGTTGAACACAGGAACATATATGTTTACTGACGGATCAACAAGCGCAAGTGTAACTGTATCAATGCAGTTGATTAACGAAGTTCAGTTTAACAGAGATGTAGCTATTTTGGAAGCCGATTCATTGGATTTCAAAGTAAATCAAGACATCAATCCTGTAACTGACATTGTTATCACAGCAAGAGCAGACGCATCAGACGCTAAAGTTTACTTCAAACCAGTGTTTGAAATGAATAGAGCCACTACATTAGGAGGAATTGCAATAGCAAATCTTCGTTCTACTGTAAACGGAGTAGTTGATACAATTACTGCTGCATCGTTGAGCTACAATGCAACCACAAAAGAGTATCAATATACTCCTACTGCGGTTTTAGTAGCTACTAACACGGTAATTGTGGAATTGTACGACACAGTAAATGCTGTAAGTTGTGCAAAAATCGGGACAAAATTCTATAAAGGAATTTCTAATACTGCTGTAACAGTAGCATAAAGATTAGGTGTTTTGTTAATTAGTTGAAAAGCCGTTGTAGAAATATAACGGCTTTTTAATTTGTATCGAAATATTTTATATCTTTGACTTAAAATATCACAAAATGAGTGCAATACCTTCAATTTATAATTTCCAAGACCATTACAAGGGTTCGACATTATCTCCATTGGCTATCAAGTTTAATTTTGATGTTACGGGTGCTGAAATTATTTGTCAAATTAGAACACAACCTAACGCCACGATAGTTCACGAGTGGAAAACAGGTACTAATATCACGGTTACAAACGCATTGACAGGGGAAATAGTATTGCAACAAGTAAATAAATTCAATCCTACTGCTGGAAATTATGTATATGATTTACAGATAATTTTTGCAGATGGCACTTGCCAAACTTATATGAAAGGAAGTTTGAAAGTAATTCAAGACGTAACTATTAAAACAGTATGATAGAGATAATTCCGATAGTACAAGAAGTAAACTTAACGGTTGATGAATTAACATCGGAGATTAATATCGATGTGGTTCAAACAACTGAAACTATTTATATTGAAATATCTGATATTGGACTGCAAGGATTAAAAGGCGACAAAGGAGATGATGGAGAGCAAGGTATTCAAGGATTGCAAGGCATACAGGGAATTAAAGGAGATACAGGTGATGATGGATATACACCGATTAAGGGAATAGATTATTTCGATGGTGCAACAGGAGCAACAGGAGTAAAAGGCGACACAGGAAGTCAAGGAGTTCAAGGCGAAGTAGGTACAAAAGGAGATACAGGCGATGTTGGAGCGCAAGGCATACAGGGTATTCAAGGCATACAAGGTTTAAAAGGTGATAAAGGAGATACAGGCAACACAGGGTTACAAGGAATACAAGGAGTTCAGGGAATACAAGGAGTTCAAGGTGAGCAAGGGATAACAGGAGAAGGTTTTAAAATTTCAAAAACTTACACTACATTAGCAGCTTTATTAGCTGATACAGCACCAACAGGAATAGCATCAGGAGAGTTTGCAATCGTTTCAACAGTTGACCCAACGGATGTAGATAATGGTAAATTATACCTTTGGAATGGTGTAGTTTATTCTTATACAACCGATATGTCCGTTCAAGGTGTAAAAGGCGATACAGGAAGTCAAGGGATTCAGGGAGTGCAAGGTGAACAAGGCATACAAGGGATTCAAGGATTGAAAGGCGATATAGGAGAAACAGGCGCACAGGGTATTCAAGGAATACAGGGTGTAAAAGGTGACGACGGAGCAGATGGAACTATAATAACCACTATCACAGGAACAACTGTTATTGATTTAGGAAACGAAACAGACAGCAAAATAGCAACGATTTTAAACGCTTTGATAACTAATGCCAATATTAAAAATATATCGTTTATACCGCAAGAAACAAGCGAAACAAGTTTAGATGATTTCTATTTAAATGGCATTGTTTTTAATATTGAAAATATAATTGATAATGTTTCATTCGATTTAAGAGCAACCGCATTTAACAACGCAAGTGGTAATTTTACCGTAAAATATCTAATACAAATATAAAAAATGAGTACAGTTTTAAAATCAGGGATTGATTCTACGATAGCAACGGTAGATCCAACAGAAAAAGCCTTACACGTTATTCAAAAAGGCGTTGCTACAACTACATATAATCACGATGATTTTACTTTAGATTCATTTGAAAGAGTAAGAGTGTCGGATGCTAGAATAGCCTTTGAGCAAACTTTTGGCACGGTATTGACTTCTACCTTAACACAACTTTGGGAATCTACTGCAACCGCATCAGGAACACAAGCATTAACCACTAACTTATATGGTTTGGAGTTGAACACTTTGACTACTGCCACATCAGGATATTGGATTCAATCGTACAACCATATTCGTTATGCACCTGGTATCTCAACTTTGTTTAGAGTAACATTTAATTTTAACGAATTAATAACTAATGTTAGACAAAGAGTTGGAATGTTTACAGACCAGTGGATATATCCTTCAACAGTAGGTGATGGATTTTACATTGAAGCCGATGGTGCATCAGTATCATTAGTAAGACGATATATGACGGCAGGCGTTGCTGGAGCAGAAGAAAGAATACTACAAAATGATTGGAATAAAGATAAAATGGATGGCACAGGAGCATCAGGTATAACGCTTGATTGGGCTAAAGCTCAACATCTAGTTGTAGAATACCAATGGTTAGGTGTAGGTACAATTCGTTATGGATTTGAGACAGGAGATAATGGAATGGTATGGGCTCACGAAATATCATCTGTAAACGGTTTATCAACTTCTTGGAGTAGAACAGGAACATTACCTGTAAGAGCTGAAATAGTTTCTAACGGTGTATTAGCTCAACCAGGTAAATTAACATTGATTAATTGTGTAGTTATTCAAGAAGGCGATGTTAGTATAAGAGGTTGGAGAAATTTTGGCGGTACATCAGGTGCAACTTTAAAAGTAGGTGGGGTGACTGCTAATACTTATTACCCAATACTATCATTAAGAGCAGCATCTACAAATGATTTAACAAAAAGAGCAAGAATTATACCAACATCAGTATCAATAACGGTAGCTGTAGCAGCAACAACAGCGACAGCACTTACAGTAGCATTATTAATGTTACCAACACCAAATACGGGAGCAACTTTTGCTGCAACGGTAGCAGGGTCGGTTACAACGGTTGACCAAGCTGCCACAGCATCGACAGCAATAACAGGTACAACTATTTGGACTGCAATAATTCCAAACGTAATCGGAGTTTATACTTTTGATTTGTCTATGTTAGCTGATAACTCTAATGTGATAGGATATAATGCTGCAGGGACAGTCGCTATAACAGGTTCAAGCGTCTTAGCATTGGCTGCTGGTCCATTACAAACAGCAGGGGCAGGAGCTTTATTAGCTGCATCAATAAATTGGAAAGAATTAGTATAAATGTAGATTACAAATAAATTTTGTATATCTTTGTAATGAATGTAATGCCAATCAGAAACGATTGGCATTTTTTTTAACTAAAACCTAAATAGAATGGAAATTTTTAATGTACAGATTTTCGGAGAATGTGCAACCGAATGGTTGAAACTATCAAAAGACCAAAAGAGATTTTGGATATTACACAACACCAACCAAACAAATGAAGAGTTGATAGAGGAGTTTATATGCAATCCCAAGATAACAAAGGATGCACATTGTTTAGATTGCAGGGATAAAAAACAAAAGATTAGTATTAAAGCATACGTTAAAAAGAAAAAATAAATGGCAAGTGCAGCCGAAATGTTACGCAGACTTGAATCAGTATCGAAGATAACCACTTTGAGAGAGATGGTGTACGTACATATTAAGGCTAATGAGGATATTTTAAGAGATTTAAAAGAGGAAGAATACGAGCAAGGAAATATTTACAGTAATAAAACTACAAGAAGATATAAATGGGATTGGTATGGTAATGAAAAATATCAACAAAATCCAAGAGCTAATGGAAATGTAGATTTAATATTAACTGGAGCATTTATCAATAGTTTTAAATTAAACAAACCAAATCAGAATAAATACATATTCGGAGCAACAGATCCAAAAAGAGATAAATTAGTAGATATGTTTGGGAATATAATGAGTTTAGAGCAACAAACCTTTGAGGATTTCCAATATGTGATTATAAAACCATTATTCATAGCCGATTTAAAGAAAATAATTAACAAAAAATGAGTAAGTATAACTCGATAAGCAATATCCCTGCAAAGTTATTCTTCGATATTTTAGAAACAAAGGATTTTAACTTGCTTGAACCGATAGAAGGAGAAGATGCAGAGGAAGTGTTTGTAGCTATTTATGATGATTACTTTGTTAAATCGAATAATTATAGGTCGAATGAGTTTTTGAGATTACGTCAGGAGATTGATTTTATGGAACATAAAATACAAAGTGTAGTTCAAGTACTAGACTTCTTAATGTTCAATGAAACCGACTTAGAAATACGTAATACGCTATTACAAGCCTTAAAAGATATAGGTATAGGAATAGACTTAGAAGGAAAATTTGAAGATGAGATAAGAAACGTATTGCAAGTGGAATTGGGCTTAATCGAAAATGAATTAAATATTGCTAAATTTGATTTAGAAAATTTAACTAAAATTAAAGATAATAAACAATTCGATTATTTTGAAACTATTGTAAATTTTGAAACAATTTTAGAAAGGAATCTACCTGATGAAATTTTACTTATTAAATTTATTTATTACGAAAAAATGTGTGATAATAAAATAAAAGCACAAAGCAAAAAAAGTATAGGTAGTAAATTAAGTTAAATGTGTTTCCAAGTTTTTCTTAATTTTATTTGACTTATTAACTTGTACCCAACATTATAAATAACTGCTAAATCTTTTTGTTTTAAATTACTCGCTCTAATTTCTAAAACTTTTTTTTCAGTTAGTATAGATTGACAATGTAATTCTCCCTTAACTGATTTTTGTAATCCAGTATCATAAGCGTGTTTGGTGTTTTCTTTTGCTGTTACCCACTCCAAGTTTTCAACACGATTGTCGTATTTAATTCCATTAATGTGATTAACACAAGGTTTGTTTTTTAGATTAGGTATAAAAGCTATAGCGACTAGCCTGTGTGATAAAAATGTTTTTACATTTCCGTCATTAGTTAAAGTAATGTTTACATATCCATATTTATTTTTTTTATCTTTTAATATTTTTTCTTTACAAATACTAAAAAAACGACCATTCAATTTGTTAACTGACAATCTTTTAACATTTCCTAAATTAGATACCTGATATAAACCTTCATACCCTACAACGTCTTTCCAAATTTCCATAATACAAAAAACCCGAATAAAAAGGGGTCAAGTCCTTAATAATCGGGAATTTTATTAAATTGTTTTATCGCTTGACCTCGACAATACAAATATACAAAAAAAAATAATACATAGTACAAATATAATTACTATATTTGTACTGAATGTAATGCAACTCCAACAAGAGTTGCATTTTTTATTTTAAACATATAAGTTATGGCAAACGAATTTATAGAGATTATCTCGGAACAAACCAAAAAGCAAATCAATGATATAATGCCATTGGTTAAGGAACTTGCTGACCAAATTAAAACCATAAACAACTTTAAACCTGCTAATACTCCTAGTGGTGCTGATAACAAACAAAAAGAATATAACTCTACATTAGAACAAACTAGAGCAAAATTAGCTTTGATTGCTTCTTTGAACAAACAGAGATATGAACAAGAGGCAAAATTAATTGCCGATAACGATAAAGCATTAACTTATAAAAGCGATAAAGAGTTAAAGCAAATGCGTGACAAACAAGCTATGATTGCTTCTTTGAATAAACAGAAAAATGAAGAAATAGCACAAGCGCAAAAGGCAGCATTAGCCAATGAAAAACTAAACCGAGCCTACGTACAACTTACTGCAAATAGGGAGAAAGCTAAAAACAAACTTCAAGACTTAATTGCTTCTGAAAAAGCATCAAACGCTGAAATACGCAAAGCACAACAAGAGTTTGATGTACTTAACAAAAAAGTAGCTGCTGCAGATAAAGCGGTGGGTAGATTTAGCGATGCTAACCGTAAAATAAACGGATTAGCAACAAGTGTAGGTAACTTAATGACTGCTTTTGGAGTAGGAACAGGGATTTACCTTGCTATTGATATTGCTAAAAACATTTACGAAACTACCAAAGCATTACAATCATTAGACTTAGCACTTAAAATGGTGTCGGGTACGCAAGATGAGTTTGCGAGTAACCAAGCCTTTGTAACTGCAACTGCTGAAAAATGGGGTGTGGAGATTAAGACTTTGACCGAGCAATACACGTACTTCTATACAGCAGCGAAAGGACTTATGAGTACTGCTGAAATCAAAACAACCTTTGAGGGAATTGCTAAGGCAGGTGCGGTAATGGGATTGTCATTAGAGAAACAAAGTGCAGCGTTTTATGCCTTTGAGCAAATGATGTCTAAAGGTATTGTAACGAGTGAGGAGTTGAAAAAACAATTAGGTAACTCTATGCCGGGTGCTATACGTGCTGCTGCAATGGCGTATATGGACTTACACCCTGCTATTAAGACGATACAAGAGGCAGAGAAAATGTTATTGGTAGAAATGAAGCGAGGTGCTATTGATAGTGCTACGTATGTACCATTGATTGTTAAGAATTTAGAGAAGTTGTACGGAATAGAGATGGTGGATAAGGTTGAAACCTTACAAGCTGCTCAAAACCGATTGAAAAATAGTTGGACTGATTTAGTTCGTTCAATGAATGAAAGTAAAACAGGTGGTTTAAGTGTATTTTTAGGAGCATTAGCGGGTGGTTTAAAAGTCGCTTTAGACTATCTTACAAGATACAATACAGAATGGAAAAAATTACATGGAACAGCAAGAGAAGAGGGTAAAATAGTTGGTGCTGATTTTTATACAACGAAAGGGAAATCAAAAGAAAAACTAAAAGAGGATTTTGATTTTATGTATGCTGGGTCGGTAAAAATAGCAGCAAAAATAACAGAATTAAATAAAAAATTCGCAAAAGAAGGTTTTTTTAGTGAAATAAATCCATTTTCAAATACAGGTGAAGATATTGAAAAATTAAATCAAGAATTAGGTCAACTTGAGGGTGCTATGAAAAAAATAAATAGCGTTTTAAACCCACAAGAAGTTAAGAAAAAACCAGCGGTAGTAGAAACAGAAGCACAAAGAAAAGCAAGAGAAAAAGCTGAAAAAGAAAGATTAGATGCTATTGAAAAGTCAGCTAAAATAGATTATGATTTAGCGTTATCAAATGCTGAAAGAAAAAAAGAATTGATAGAAGATGAATTAGACACTTTTAAAGGTAGTATAGAGCAAAAAATTCAGTTATCAATGAAATTAGCATTAGCTGAAAATGATATTAATAAAATCAAATTAAAAGAAGCTAAAAGACAGTCTAACGGTGATGGAAGATTAATAGGAATTGCAGAAAACGTAGAGTTTAAAGCACAAGGAGATGTTTTGCAATCTAATCAAAAACGAGTAGTATCATTTTATAAAGATTTCTATAAAGAAATGAGTGATGCCGTAGGGGATAAAACTTTTACTGCAACAGGAATGTGGACTAAAGAGCAGTTGAAAGAAGCAGAAGAAGCAGATAGAGTTAGACTTGAAGAATTAAAGAAAACTCAAAAAGCTATTAGTGATGCTTTTAATATGTTTGCTGGAGATTTTGCTGATAAAATGGGGTTTACAGATACTTTTGATTTCTTGTTAGGAGAAGATAAAGACGGAAACACTTTGTTTGATAGGCTTAAAACGGATGAGGATCATTGGAAAGATTATGCACTTGCCGTTACAACTGTTATGCAGGATATGTATAATTTCTTGAATCAACAATCACAGGCAAGGTTTGAAGCTGAATATAAAAGATTAGAGGATCAAAAAACAGTAGCTTTACAGTTTGCTGGAGATAGCACTACTGCTAAAGCAAAGATTGAAGAGGATTACGAAAAGAAACATAAACAAATTCAGCAAAGGGAAGCAAAAGCAAAAAAACAACAAGCAATGTTTAATATTGCTATGGATACAGCACAAGCGGTAATGGCAACATTAGGTAAAGGCGGGTTCTTTGCATCGCCATTAGCTATTGCGGTAGCTGCAATGGGAGCAATACAACTTGCGATGGTAGCTGCTCAAAAAGTACCGCAATATTGGAGAGGTACTGACAATGCCGAAGCAGGATTAGCTTGGACAAATGAACGTGGAGCTGAACTTGTAACAGATAAAGAAGGACACATCAAGGACTTTGGAACAAACAAAGGAGCGAAACTGACAATGATGGAGAAAGGAGATAAGGTTTATACAGCGCAACAAACCAAGAAAATGATGTTTGATGATAACCTAAACTCAATATTAACTGATAATGGAATAGGGAATGCACCTAAAGTAGTAGTGAATAGTGGAATGAGTAAATCGGATATGAAAGAAGCCTTAATGGAAACATTAGGAGCAATGCCAATGCAAAGTACTATCATAGACAAAAATGGGTTACAGCACATCATAACAAACGGTCACTCAAAAACAATATTCCTAAGTAATCGTGTGAGCGGTGTAGGTTTAAAAGTCTGACTATATATGTGTCCAGTTTTTTCTTTTTAATATTAAAGAAATCATACTTGGATGAATATTATAAATATTTCCTAGTTTTACAGTAGATAATTTGTTCCCAATTTCTCTTATTTCTAAAACTTCTTTTTCTGTTAACTTTGAACAAGGATTAGAAGTTCCTTGTCTTTCGTGTGGAATTTTTAATTTCGTATCGTAAGCGTGTTTATTGTTTTGAGAATAAGTACACCATTCAAGATTTTCAACTCGATTATCGGTTTTAATTCCGTTAATGTGATTTACGCAAGGATAATTGTGTGGGTTTGGTATAAACGATATAGCTATTAATCTATGAATTGTGTTTTTTAAAGAAGTAATATAGAAATATCCATTCTGTCCGAGTGTAGGCTTTAATATCATTTCTTTTGTTATATAAAATATTTTTCCACATCTTCTATTTCTACTTAAACTTTTTACTCTGCCTAAATTGCTAATTTTATAATATTCATAATTTTCAATGTCTTTCCAAATTTCTATATTTTCCATAATTAAAACAGTTTAGTTTGATTAGTATGATTTGTAATCCTTTGCATCGCTTTGTCGTATGCTTTTTTAGATAATTCACATCCAACAAAATCTTTATTAAGATTGTGAGATGCTATTGCAGTAGTTCCGCTACCTGTATATGGGTCTAAAATATTTTTAGAATTAGGAAAACACATTATTAATCTTTCTGCTAAAGACAAAGGAAACGCTCTTTTATGCTCTTTGTTTGTTCCTTCTGCTGTGTCTTTTAATAAATCGTGTTGATTTATTTCGTTATAAAATTCTGTTTTTTCTCCTTTTGATAACCAATATATTCTTTCTGTCATTGGATAAAACCTACATTTATCAAAATTTTGACTTCTATTAAACCAAACAACTTCCTGCTTTATAGTCCATTCAGTTTTTAAAATCCATTCATAAGGTGTTATTTGCTTACCATTTTTTATTCTGTTTTTATGGTTATACATTAAACTTCCTCCTTCTTTGGTTATTCTGAATATTTCATTTAAAACTTTTATTTGTTGTTTTTGATATTCTTCCTCAGGCATATCGTCAATAAAACCATCATAGGCTTTAAATCTTTTATTTCCTGTATGATGTTTTTCACCTAAATTATAAGGAGGTGATGTTATTGTTAAATCAAAATAATTGTCAGGATAACGAGCCATTAGCTCCATATTATCCTCGTTTGTGATTGTTAAACTCATAATATTAAATGTTATAAATGAGAAAACCCCTTAAAGCCATCACACTCTAAAGGGTTTCTCGGTTGCTAATGAAAGCAATATCTTAACCGCAAGTGATGGATTGCGATACAAATATACAAATAAAGTAATTAATAAAAAAAATATTATGTACTTTTGTAATGAATGTAATGCAATCCCAAAAAAGGATTGCATTTTTTATTAAAACAGCAATGGAAAACGCAAAATTTTATCTTCATTTTTTATCGGATGGTTTTGGAAAGGTAGAGATATCCGAACCTATTGGTATGTCTAGCACCTCTTTTGAACTTCGCCAAAAAGAGAAAGGATACGGTAGAGATATATCTTTTGCAGGAGGGGAATCACAATTTGAGTTTAGCTACTACCGTGACCATTACTTGTATAAACTTTTATACTACTATCACAGATTCGGGTTTGAATCTAAAGTAAACCTAATTATAGAAATAAATGGAATAGAAAATATAGTAGGCGAATTAGATTTTGCTACTGCTATTACCGATGATTTGCAATACTTTAAATGCAACGTGATACAAGATACTTCCTTGCAGGTTATAAAAAGACGTAGCAAGGTAAAAGTGGATATGTTTAGCGATAAGGATTTAGACGGAAATGATATTGATAAAGCACCAACAACCAATGTACTTGTTAAAGCAAAAGCGGTGTTTCAAGAAAGTAAATGGGAGCAACAAATAGTAAATACAGTTACAACAACTAATTTAGGTAATTTTATAAACGTAGCACAATCATTAACTCAATATGAAATCGAAGATACTTATACTCCTTCATTTCCTAATAGCACTAATGGGAATGATTTTTTATTGCTAACTGCTAAAAATAATATTAGGAGTTTAAGAATAAATATATCTAACTTAAAAGGAATCATAACACAGGAAACAGGTACAGGAGATTCTAATTTAGGTATTCATTTAGATATTAAAAAAGGGCTTACTTATGCCACAAGTGAACTAATTGCTGATATTAGAAATGTATTAATAAAAAATGGCGAGAGTGTAGAGTTTAATATAAATACAATTATTGATATTCCTGAATTAAAAAGAGGGGAAAGCATCTGGATTTATTTGTTTATAGGTCAAATTTTAGCTTACAAAATAACAGCGATAGTAAATACTTGTCAAATATCAATCACAGCCGAAAGCACCGCTTACAATTCAATTACAAAAGCAGTACGATTGAATGATGTACAGAAACAAATAATAAAATCGTATGCAGGATTGAATGTATTAGCACCGAGATACGAGCCGAATGGGGAGTTTTACGACACGTTTTTATTGAATGGTAACTTACTTCGTTCTATTACAGATAAGCCATTTGAGATAAGCCTAGACGATGTAGAGGAATCATTAACAGAACATAATGCAAGTTATGAAGTGAATGATAGGGTGTTCTTTGGAACGTATCCTGATTTTTACACTAATACTGAATGTGGGTTTTTTGACAATACACAATTCTCGCAATTTTCAAAGAAATTCAATGAAAAACATTCCATTAATACCTTTAACTTTAAATACAAAGCCTACCAGGCACTCAAAGAAAACGAGCAACCTAATAGTGATGATACTATACACGGAGAAACTACAATGTTATTGGGGAATAAAATGGTTGAAAATACTAAAGCGGTAATGGTTGAGTGGATTAGAGATAGTTTCTTGATAGATGAAGCAAGGAAGAAATCTATTGAAATAACAACCGGAACAGCCTACCAAAACGATAGTGATTTATTTGCTTTGGATTGTGTGAAAAATGAAAATGATTTGAGTTATACCGAAGCATCGGAGTTGAATCACGAATGGAATACAGGTACTTCTAAATTGATATTACGATCCAACGAAACATTAAACTTTAAAATTATAGGAGTATTCGAGGGAACGCCATTTGAGATAAAAGCACCCGACAAGAATACAGGGTTTTACACCGTATCGAAAGTATCAGAGCAAGAGTTGCAACTCACTTGGGTAAGTGGTGGCGCAATGACAACCAATAACGATGGAGTACGGTTCACGCAATATACTTATTTGATACCAAAAGAACAAATACCGTATGTGAGTAGAACAACGGAGGGAATAACCACTACTTCAAATATTAAAAGTCCTGAAACATTTGCTAATATTTTGTATTCAGTAAAGAGAAATGTCTTAAACTATTACAACTCATACTTAGCTACTTGTAACCTATACCATAAAGAAAAAGCGATTACCACAACCGCTTACAAAAACAATGGAGAGGCAACGATAGTTGCAAATGACGTAACAACGGTAGAGAATCAGTCGATAGTACCAAGTGGAATTATACTAAGTCCTATATTATATAATGACATTATATTTGCCAATGTAGAGTTTGAGGACTACTTAGAATTGACAAAACAGATTAGGTCAAAAAGAGGGTTTATACGATGTATTGATAACAACGATAGAGTAATTAAAATATACCCAGTGAATATGAAGTGGGATGTTTTATCTAAGGAGTTAAACATTAAAGCAGAGGAAAAGTACGATCCGATTAATATGACAATCATAAAAGAGAATAAAATTATCACAATAAACGGAGAGGTGCAGTTATATAACTTGCTATGGAAGATTGAGGATGATAAATTAGCGGTGTTTGATATGAATAGAGAAAGGTTGTTTAACCCTGTATTTTGGGATGCTGTTACGATAAACGAAGCATTTGCACCAACTATTACTGT